GGGTAGCCCGTTCGAGGGCACCCAGCGCACCGGCCCCCAGCGCTGACGACTGCCGTCGAAGGCGGCGACGGTGACGAAGAGATCGTCGGTCGGGTCGCTCGCCGTGTTCGCGACGACAGCTCGCACGGCCGAGATCGGCGCGGGCAGCTCGGGCGGCGCGCTGCGGATGACTTCTGAGAGTAGGTCGGTCAAGTGCCGGGCCAGTGTCGGGCGGTGAAGCCGTCGAGCGGGTGCATCTCGGGGTTGAAGCCGGGGCCGTCCCAGCTCTTGCCCCAGAAGCCCGTACCGAAGTGCTGATCGCCGCTCGCGGTGTGGAAGACCATGAAGACGTGCACGTCGTTGGCGTAGACGGTGAGGTACTGGCCTGCGCCGGGCGCGCCCCAGCTCGACGCGATCGTCCCCGAGACGGTGGCGGGACCGCCGAGCGCGAAGCCCATGCCGCCGCTCGCGAGCACTGCGCACGTCGAGCCCGAGCAGTCGTAGCCGATCAGACCGATGCCGCCGCCCTCGCCACCGCTGACGCCGCCGTCGGGGGTGCCGCAGTGTGCGTGTCCGCCGCCCCAGACGTACGGGTAGCGCTTCGAGTCGATCGCCTGCGCTGCCTGGTAGGCGCTCGTCACGTTCGACGACGTCGCGCCGAGCGGGCTCGACGCTGAGCCCCCGACCACCTTCGTCGTCGGCGGCGGCTCTAGGAAGGGCTTGGTCGCGCGCTTGAGCGTGATCGTCGCGTCAGCGTTGAAGAGATCGCGGCTGACCTCTTCGACCAGCCAGCGCCCGTCGGCGGGGCCGCAGTTGTCGAGTACGACCACGACGCCGGGCGGCGAGCCCCACCGATCCGCGCGAGCCGTCACGGTCACGGTCGACTTGACCTTGCCGTTGTCTATGTCGAAGTCGATCCCGTCGACGCCGACGACGTTCTCGTCGATCGTCAGCGTCGGCTTCGCCTTGAGCAGCGTCGTCTCGCTGACGAAGTAGACGCTGCCCTCGTTGACGAAGCAGCGCCAGTTGACTTGCTGCGCGAGCTGCTGCAGGCACGCCCAGGAGTCTTGCTTGATCCCTGCGGTGCCGCCGCGCTGGAACTGGTACGGCTGCAGCACCGTCGACGTCGCGACCGTGCCCGTGCTCGCGCTGCTGCCGCTGTAGGCGTTGACGAACTCCTGCGCCTCGGTCTGACGCTGGTCGTAGCGGCCAGGGTAGGCCGAGCCCTGCACCGCTTGCGCGATCTGGCCGCTCGTGAGGTTCGGGTACTTCGCGGCGACGGCGATCGCGCCGCCCTGACCCGTGAAGCCGCGCGTAAGGAAGGTGTTGCAGCACTGCTCAATGTCGCGAGCGTCGATGCTCATCGCAGCCGCCGTCGAGCTGAGCACTTGCAAGATGCCCGTCGACGTCGCGTCGCCATAGCCGAGATTCATGATCCCCGACTCGACGATCACGGCCTCCATGAGCGCGAGCGTCGGGCGCGTCCCGGCGTTGACCGACGCGGCGACGTCGAGCACGCGCTGCGCGTTCTGCTTCTGCAGATCGGTCGCCGGGGCGCCTTGCACCGTGAGCTTCGCGTCAGTCGAGAGCCCCGGCCCGATCGCGGCGGTGCGCTGCGCGCTCGTGCGCTGCTGCTGCGACGTTCCGATCGGAGCGACCGCCTGCACGACGTGCAGCTCGGGGCAGACGAACGGGATCGGCTCGCCCTGTCGGACCTCACGCACGATCGAGAGGGCGAACTCGGCGCGCGTCATCGACGAGCGCGTCGCCTTGCGCGGCGTCGTGATCTGACGCAGGTACGCGACGACTCGATCCTCGAAGGTGAGCGAGAGCTGATCGCCCTGCTTCGTCACCTTGACGAGCCGCCACCAAAGCCCGTCGAGTTGCAGATCGAGCGTGTAGGTCAGTAGCCCGGATCGCAGCAGATCGCGGCGCTCGTCCTCGATCGTCAGCGTCAGCGTCGAGGCGCCCGTCATCGTTCGGTCGATCGTGCCGTCGGTGACGCGCGATGCGACGTCGACGCCCTTGCCCTTGAGCTGCTTGTCGACGGCGAGCAGGACGACGGCGTCGAGCCCGACGTCTTCGACGAGTGCGAGCGCGCTCATGGGAGCTTGACCACCTGCCCGACGACGATCGAGCGCGGGTCGCGGATGCCGTTGAGCTGCGCGATCTCGACCCAGCGAGAAGCGTCGCCCAGCTCGCGCGCCGCGATCGAGAGCAGATCGTCGCCGCCCCCAAAGCCAGGAACCGGGTCAGTCGAAGCGAGGGCGGACGCAGCGACGCTTGAGCTGCTCGACGAGCGGCTCTTACCGGCGACGACCCGCTTCTGGCTCGCGCCAGGCTTCGTCTGCGTCAGCGTCGTCTTCGTGCGCTGTCGCTGCGACGGCGCGACCTGATCGACTCGCACGTCGGCGATGTATTCGAGCAGCGAGAGCGACACCTGCTGCCGGACGCGATCGCCCTTCGTGTTCATGGCTGCGTCCCCCCAGGTGAGGTTGTCGATCACCCACTGCCGGGCCTGGTACGGGACGGCCGAGCCCCTCGCGACGAGCTTCACGCGGGCCGGTTGCCCGTCTGAGGCCGACGGGCTCGCGAGCCGTTCGAGCTGCGCGATCTGACGCTCGACTGACGTCTGCGTCACCCATCCGTCGAACTGGATCGAGAGCGTCATCCGAAGGGCGGGCTGACCCTGCCAGATCGAGAGCGTCGAACGTCTCGGGCGTGCGACCTCTTGCCAGCCGCCGAAGCCCTGGTCGATGTTCGGGCGGTCAGCGCCGAGCCGAACGACGAGCGAGATCGGCGGGTCGACCGAGTAGACGCGGACCCAGCCGAGCGGAGGGGTCGCGCTCATCGTCTCGCGAGCTGGTCAGCGGTGACGCGGGCGACGACGCGCGTCAGCTCGCGCCCGTCGACGCTCACCGGGACGACGATCGTCAGCGGCTCGCCGCCGAAGCCACTGCGCGGGAAGCTCGCACCAGTGGGGATCGGGCTCACGGCCGAGCCAGCGGGCAGCGCGACCATCTCGGGGCCGCTCTCGCCGACCAGGAAGCCGCCCGCTCGGGTGACGAGCCCGCCGCTCGCGAGCCCGACCTTGCCGAGCACCTTCTCAGCGGTGCCTACGCCCGGAATCTTCTTGAGGACGCCGCCGATCTTGCCGGGCAGCGACTCGACCCAGTGAACGAGCGACATGATCGCCCCCTTGATCGCGGCGACGACTTCGAGCGCGTAGCTCTTGATCGCGCCGAAGTGCTTGTAGATGGCGACGGCTGCGAGCCCGAACGGCCCCGCGAGCATCCCGAGCAGGTAGGGCCAGTACGCCTTGATCCAGTTCCAGACCGTCGTCACGTCTTCGAGCACGCCCTTAGCCATGTAGTTGACGATCTCGCGGAAGAGCTTGACGTGCTTGTACGCCTCGATGAAGCCGACGACGAGCGCTGCGATCGCGATCACGATGAGCCCGATCACGTTCGCGTCGAGCGCGATGTTGAGCGCGTACTGAGCGACCGTCCACTCTTCGGTCGCGGCGACCATGAGCTTCGAGGCGATCGCAGCCGCCATCGTTGCGACCTTCCAGGCGATGATCGCCCCCGTCAGCGAGGCGATCACGATCTGCAGCGCCTTCGCGTTCGACGTCACCGGCCGGATGAATCGCGCGATCGCGATCAGCAGCTTGGAAAACATCACGAGCACCGGCAGCAGGGCTTGCCCGAGCTGCACCTTGACGCCCGCGAGCGCGGTGTCGAGTTCGCGCTGCTGCTCGATCGCCTTCCGATTGGCCTTGATCGAGTCGCCCGTCAGGTAGTTGCCGTACTCCTTCTGCTTCGCGAGCAGCGCGTCGATCCCCTTCGAGCCCTCCATGAGAATCGGTAGGAGCTGCTGCCCCGAGCGACCGAAGAGCTGCTGCGCGAGCGCCGAGCGCTCGGCCGGGTTCGTGATCTTCTGGAAGGCGTCGGCGATCTTGCCGAGCACCTGGCCGGTGCTGCCCTTGCTGATCTCGTCGAGCGGGATGCCGAGCTGCTGCAGCGTCAGCCGCGCCTTCGTGCCCGATGCCTGCGCGCTGGCGATCTTCGTGCTCAGCGCCGCCATCTGCTTCGCAGCGTCGGGCGCTCCACTCTTCGCGAGCTGGTCGATCTGGGCGCGGTAGGCGGCGATCTCGGTGTTGCTCTTCGACGTGCCGGTCGCGCTCGACTCGATCACCTTGTTGAGCTTCGCGATCGACGTCGAGAGCTGACGCGCCGAGATGCCGCGCTCCTGCGTGAGCGACACCCACTCGCTCGACTTCTCGGTGCTGAGCCCCGTCTGCCGGGTCAGCGCGAGCGTCGACTTCGTGAGCTGCGCCGTCGCGTCGACCGAGCCCTTGATGAACTTCGTCGCCCCGTAGAAGAGGGCGGCGCCACCGGCCCACTTGAGCATCGACTTCCAGCCGCCCGCCGCCTTCTTGCCGGTCGTCTCGCTCGCGTCGCCTACCTCGGTGATCGCCGCCGCTGACTTCTGCGCGCCCTCGACGAGCTGAGCGACGCCCCGGAGCACGACGAATATGTCGACCGTCTCGGCCATCTAGCGCATCGCCTTCGCGAGCGCGCTGACGACGTACGTCGCCTGGTTGCGCTGCAGGACCCCGGTCAGCTCGAACGCCTTGCGGGCGAGTGCGGCGAGCACGAGTCGCTCTTCGCTGTCGCGTGTCGTCAGGAAGCGCTCGACGGGGAGCCCGAGCACGGCCAGCGTCGCGGCGACCGCGATCGGATCGCCGCTCAGGATTCCCCCAGGAAGTCCTCGTCGATCTCGTCGCTTGCGCCTGCGCCCCAGTCGAAGAACTCGCTCGCCGCCGCCGTGATCGCGAGCGTCGGCGAGTTCGCGCCCCGGTAGAGAGCTTCGAGCACGTCACGCGCGGTTCGCACCGGCCCGAGATCGAGCTTCTCAGCGAGACGGTCGTCGAGCCCGAGCGGGTCGCCTTCGTCGTCGACGAGCTGCTCAAGATCGGCGTCGGGCTTCGGCCGCGCGAGCAGTGCTCGAAAGGCGGTGATCAGCGTGTCGACGCTCGCGTTGCGCGTGTTGCGACCGCGCTGGATGCGATCGGCGAGACGTGCCTGCTGATCGGCAGTGATTGGCCCGAGACGCAGCACGAGCAGCTCGCCGTAGCCGGGCACGACGAGATCGAAGCTCCGCTCGTCGCTGAGCTTCGCCCGCTGCGCCTTGAGCGTCTCGATCAGAGACGGCGAAGCGGGGCGGGGCAGCTCGGGCAGCTCGGGCTCGTCGTGCGCCGGGAACGTCGGGCGGTCGTCGACCGCCGCCATCACCCGACCGTCCCGTGCGGCGTCATCTCTAGCTCGATCACTGCCGGATTCGTCGAGTTCGAGTCGACGGCTGGCGGCGTGCAGCGCTTGAGCACGCCCTTGTAGACGATCGGCTTCCCGTAGGCGTTGCCGTCCGGGTCGAGCGGCTGCTTCGAGATCACCATCGCGCCCTTGCCGACTCGCGAGAGCAGCCAGTGCACCTGCAGGTGGTCACGACTGAGCTGGTAGAGGCGATTGACGATCGCCTGGTTGACGGTGACGATGCCGCCGAGACTGATCTGCGGCGCCATCGCGCCGGGCTTGTAGACGAGTTCGGTCGTGTCGAGGTCGCCACCTGAGAAGACGTCCCAGGTGCCGAGGTTCGTGCCGTCGACGCTGACACGAATGTCGTATTGGTCTTCGCGTGCCATCTCTCATCCCCCTCTCACGCTGCGACTGCGGGTAGCGCCTGCGTCGTGTCGACCTTGACGATCTCGATCACGACCCACTCGGCGAACGGGCTCATCCGAACTTCGAGCACCGCGTGCAGCTCGCCATTAGCGATGGTTGTCGGTGTGTTGACTGACGAGCCGACGTCGACGTTGTAGGCGTCCTGCGGCGTCGCACCGTAGAGGGCGCCTGCGTCGTAGTAGCCCGAGAGCATCGCCGACAGATCGGCGCCGAACTGCGCGAGCGTGAGCCCGCGCCCGTCGAGCTGCGAGAAGACGTAGCCCTCGCCGATCGCTTCGGCTTGAGCGGTGATCGCCATGTTGAGGCGAGCCCAGCCGAGATCGAGCCACTCGGGATTCGTCGTCGGGTTGACGAGCGTGCGGTAGCCGTAGGTGCGGACGCCGCCGTAGATGATCCGGGCCATGTCGACGCCGCTCACGTTGAGCGTCTCGAAGTCGGCGTCGGTGTAGCGCCCGTTGACGTCGAGCGCGTAGACGGCCTGCCCGAGCACGCCTGCGGCGGCGACGTTCGGGTTGTAGCTGACGTCGTTGCGCGAGATGATCCCGGCCTCGATCGCCGAGTAGGGCACGTTGCGCGTCGCGCCTGCGACGACGCCGGGGATGACGGCAGACGGTGCGAAGAGCGCCCCGTAGCGGGCGTTGGTGTCGGTCTGCAGAGCGAGCCCCGCTGCGGTGAGCACTGCCGCGTCGCCGTCGGCTGTCGTCAGCAGGGCGACCCGGTTGCACGCTGCAGCGTGCGCGAGTAGCGCCGACTGATTCGCCTGGACGTCCGCGAGCGCGGGATCGGCGACGAACACCTGCCCCGGCCCGAGATCGGCGGTCAGATTCGCGAGCGCCTGCGAGATGCCGGGATCGACGACGAGCGGCGCCGCGCTGCCCTTGCTCGACTTGCCGCTGTCGTCGGGCTCGTCGCTCGCTGCGACGAGCGTCCCGTCGGTCCGCGAGACGTAGAGCCGGTTGCCGCCCTCGCGGAAGTAGGCGTCCGCCGCGTCGTAAGCGGCAATCGCAGCGGCGACGGTGCGGTCGGCGAACGTCGAGACGAACTCGGTCAGCGACCCAACGAGCGCGACGTTCGGGCCGCTCCCTGTCGCTCCAAGCAGAAATGCGACCCCGGTGTCCGTCGGCGCCGAACGTGGCGGCGGCAGAGCGCGCGAGATCACGTCGACTCCTGGCCTCATGGTTCCTCCTGATCGGGTAGTGGGTCGGGTGCGGGCGTGTTGACGACCGTCTCATCGTGCGTCTGCACGAGCGGCCAGACCGCCCACGGATCGGTGTCGGGTGTGAGCGGATCGTCAGGCGTGACCGGCCCGGCGAGCGTCGTCGTGGCGTCGTCGACGTCGACTTGGAAGATCGCCTGCCCCGAGCAGAGCGAGCGCGTGTCGTCGTAGGCGAGCTGCGTGTAGCTCTCGTCGAGCCACTTGACGCCCTGCGCGCCAGCTTCGAGCGACGGTCGCTGCGCGACGAGCGCTCTGATCGCGGCGATGTAGTGCCGAGCCATGTCGTGCGTCTCCTGCTCGGTGCGGGCCGAGCAGAGCACGCCGAGCCCCATGAGCCAGCGCGCGTAGTAGACGCCGTCGCCGTGGCGATCGGGCGGGGTCGCGATCCCCGTCGAGACGAGCATCACGACCGGGAGCTGATCTTCGGGCCACTTGTCGAAGCTGAGCACCCGCACGAAGGCGCGGGGCCGAGCCCAGTAGCCCGCCGCGAGCCCGTGCTGTCGCTCGACTTCGGCGAGGTACGTGCTCGTCCAGCGCTTGAAGAGATCGAGGCACCACGTCTCGACGTCGTCGCCCGTGACGATGCGACCGAAGATCGTCGTCGACGGATCAGCGCTGATCGTCACGGCAGACCTCTCGCGATGTACGCCTCAAGCAGACGGCTCATCTCAACCTGAGCGACCGTCGAGACGTCGACGACCTTGCGCTTCGGCATGTTGCGCGTCCCGTGCTGGTGGAAGCGGGCGTAGGGGACCTCGGTCCCGAAGCGGATCGTGTCGGGCCAGCTCGCCCGCTCGCCGCCCGCCATGCTGGTCAGCGACTCGTACAGCGCGCCGGTAGCTCGCAGGATGCGAGGATCGAGCCCGTTCGCTTGCTTGATCGTCTGCGTCGCTTCGTTGAGCCTGGCCCATCCTGGCCCCTCTTCGTCGAAGCGTCGACGCTCGTCACCCGAGAAGACGACGTCGAGCGCGGGCTTGACCGGGGCGGTGTTCGCTGCGCGCTCGCCGACCATGAGCAGGCTCGCAGCCGCCGCGCCCGCCCCCTTCTCGGTGACCTCGATCCCCGGCCCGCTGCTCACTCAGTGCCCGACGTTGGTCAGGTCGCCGATCGGCCAGACGCCGTAGCCGAAGCGGTAGGCGAAGTCGACCGTCGACGAGGGGCTGTAGACGTTGCCCCACTGCTGCGCGATCCCGCCTGCCGGGGCGATCGCCGAGACGAACTCGGCGAACGTCGCGACGTTGGCTTGGAACATAGCCCAGAGCTGCTGATACGCCGATCGGTCGTTGCGCACCTGCTCGGGCCAGTAGCTCAGCTCGACTTCGCACGCAGTGACGATCGCCGAGAGATGCGACGCCTCGGGCTCAGCGTCAGCGGGCAGCGTCCAGCCGACGTAGCTCGCGATCTTCGCGACGCCGTTCGTGATGAGCTGCTCGACTTCTGCGTCGGTCGGGCGCGTCGCAGGTGTGAAGGTGCCGACCTCGTTGCCGCTCGCGTCCTTCGTGCGGGCTCGGATGAGCGCGGCGACGTCGTCGACGGTCGGGCGCCACGGCAGCGTCGTCGGGTCGATCGGTTCGGTTGTGCTCACGGGTCGTCCTCCGGGTCGGTCGGGTTCTCGTGCTCAGCGGACGCGAGGATCACGGGCATCCAGTCGTCGAGCACGTCTTGACGAGGCTCGGGCGGCGCCATGAGCGACCGCCACAAGTCGACCGCGTAGTCGACGCGGTTGAGCTGCTGCTGACGCCAGAGCGCCGCCCTTGTCTCTTCGTCCGGGTACGTGCTCACTTCTCCTTCGCGGCGGCGATCACGCCCGCCAGCGTCTCGTCGGGAGCGTCTTCGTCGACCTCGCCGAAGTAGCCCTGCGCAAGAGCCTGGGCGTGCGCTTCGTTGATCTCGACCTCGTCGCTCGACTTCGACTTCGACTTCGTGGTTGTGGGCTGCGTCTCGTCGCTCATGGCAGATGCAGCACGCCGAAGGCGTAGCGGTTGCCCGCTACCGGCTGGTCGTAGGTGATGGGGTTCGCGACCTGGAAGCCGAACCGCGCAACGACGCGGATCGCGACCATGTCCTGCTGCGCCAGGTTGAACTGGATCGCGCCCGTCTGATCGGTGAGCACCGCCTGATCGAGCACCTTCCAGGTGAGGTCCTGACGCACGCCGAGTAGCCCCTGCGTGAAGTCGCCGACGATCGCTTCCGGCGAGCCCGCGCCCGTCGGCCAGAGGCCACGGAGCGGATAGGTCGGATAGACGCCGTAGACGTTCGGGTTGGCACCCTGCGCTTCGTTGCCGGGGTCGATCCCGGTGAGCTGCTCGCCTGTCGTACCGCGAGCGTTGCGGAGCTTCCCCTTGAGCGTGCGGGCGGCGATGATCCCGTTGACGTCGTAGCCGTCAGCTTCGACGGTTGCGAACGCTGCGGAGAGATCGCCGACGATGCCGCCCTTGTCGGGCGTGAGCCCTTCGGCCGTCGTGTTCCCGGCCGCGATCGCTGCAGGCACGATCGCCTGCGGCCAGCTCGCGGGAATGTTCGTGCCGAAGAAGATCGCAGCGTCGAGCGCGCGTCCAAGCGCCTCGCTGAGCTGCGGCCGGATCATCGCCCAAATGTCGTAGTCGACGTCGTCGAGCACGGCCTCGGGGACTGGGACGATCGCGGCTAGCTCTTCCGCGTTGAGGTAGAGGTTTGTCCACGCCGACTTCGACGTCTGCTTGAGGCCGGTGTCACCGTTGACGAAGTACGCAACGGCGAGCGCCGACTCGGCAGGCATCCTGAGCTGAGCCCTCGACATGGGGACGTGGCGAAAGAGCGCCATCGCCGCCGACGTGTCGGGGATATGGGCGATGATCTCCCGCGTGTATTCCTCGGGGATCAGTGCAGCCGCATCGGTGCGGCCGATGTTGTTGTTGTACGGCATCTAGGAGCCCTTTCGACGGGCGGGCGCGGGCTAGCTCGTGCGGCCCGACGCCTCGCGGATGAGCTGGTTCATGTCGGTGGCGACTCCACGTCCGCTCGCTGCGCCCCCGCGCCCAATCCCGAGACTGCCCTCGGGCTTGCCGCGCTCTTCGAGGTAGCGCTGCGCATCGGCTCTGAGCGAGCGGACGTCGGTCCCGACGAGGCGGTGCGCCGCATCCAGCGGCAAACCGGCCTCGATCGCGACCGTGCGCTTGAGTTCGAGCAAGTCGCGCTCGGCGAGCTTGCTCTCAAGCTCAGCGGTTCGCTTCCGCTCGCTGTCAAGTTCGGCTGACTGTCGGTCGAGGCGTGAGATCGCGCGCTCGATCTCAGACTTGCCCTCGTCTTCGAGTGCCTGCAGCCGCTTCTCGTACTCGGCCGCGCGTCGCTCGGCCTCGCGCCGTGCGTCGCGCTCCTTGTCGAGTGCGGCCTTGCCAGCGTCACGGAGCTTTGAGTCGCCGTCGCCGCTCGGGGCATCGCGCCCGTCGTCGGCAGACCCGTCGGGCGTCGCGCCGTCAGGGGTCGGGGCATCGGGGGGCGTCGCGCCGCCCGTGCCGGGTTCGTCAGCCATTCTGGCCTCCTGTAGTCGAAGTCTTCTCTGTCGCGCTCGTCGTCGGCGGCGCGGCCCCCGTCTGCTCAGCCGCGAGCGCAGCGGCCTCGGCGGGCGGCGGCGTGATCGTCTCGCGCGCCGTGACGGCCGGGCCTTCGACGTCTGCGCCCTCTGCGATCCACCGCTCGATCTGCTGCGGCGAGAAGCCGACGTACTCCCAGAGCGCGGGGCGGGGGACACCGATCGAGCTGAGCTTGACCGCTGCGTCGACGATCTCGGCCGTCGAGCGGCTCTCGGGGTTCTTCCAGATCGTCTCGCACGACCAATCCTCGCCGCGCTTCGTGTTGCCCTCGATCTCGAAGGCGAGCCTGATCGTCTCTTCCCAGCCCTCGCCGAAGGTGAGCTGCTTGCGTCGGACCTTCGCCACGAGCCCCGTCTCGGTCGCCTTGAGCGACTCGCCCGACGGGAACGCGCCCGACGAGCCGAGCAGGTAGTGCGGCGGGGTGCGCGTCTGCGCTGCGACGTGCTGGATCAGCAGCTCGATCGCCTTGACGTAGATGCCGAGATCGCTGACGACGAAGTTGCCGAAGTGCGTATCTGGCTTCTCGCTGACGAACATGCGATCGGCGCCCGAGACGAACTGCATCCACTGCGGGAGCGGCTGACCGGCCTGCGGCGAGCCCTCGGGGAAGACGGGAATGTCGATCCCCGTCACCCAGCGCTGCGGGAAGGCGGCGTACTCGCTCGCGACGATCATGTCGGCGCAGAGCTTGTTGACCGCGTCTTGAAGGGGGATCACGCGCTCGACGTCTGAGCGGCCCTGGCGATCGCGCAGCGTCGGGGCGTTCGCGAGCGGCACGAGCGGCACGATCCCGAGCGGGTTCGAGCCCGAGCCGACGTCGTCTTCGATCCAGTCCTTGTCGGGGTCGCCGCGATGCCACCAAACGACGTCGTCGGGCAGGTAGACGACCGCGTGCTCGACGCCCCACTCGTCGATCCACGCTCTGAGCCCCGCGAGTCGCGTGCGCCCGTTCGCGGGATCGAGCGCGACGATCGCCTGCGTCGGCGGTTCGAGCTGCACCGTCGCCTTGCCGCCGTCGTCGGGGCCGATCAGCGCGTACGAGCAGCCGAGCTTGATCGCTTCGGTGTGCGCGAGTTCGCTCTCGGCGTCGAGCTGGTTGCGCTGCCAAATCTCCCAGGCGTCTTGATCGCCCTGCTCGTCTTCGCCGAAGCGGAAGCCCTCGACCTTGAGCCGCTCGGCGCTCGCGTCGACGACGAGGTCGACCCAGTTGTCCGAGAAGGACGAGAAGAGCAGCCCGAAGACCTCGCGGAACTTGGCCGTGGCGAAGAGCAGCTTGTGCTCGCCCCGGTAGTAGTCGTCGAACCGCTTGAGGCTCGACTGCCGGGCGTTGAGCGCGTCGAGCAGCGTGTCGCGCCACTGCTCGGGCAGGGTGCCGATCAGCTCGGGGACGACGACGCTCATCGTCAGTAGCTCGCGATCCGGTAGCGGGGACGCCAGCCCGACGCGAGCGCGTCTGAGCGCGCCTCGTACGCGAGCACGGCCGCGATCGCGAGGTCGATGTGGTCGCCGCGCAGCTTCTCTAGCCAGTAGCCGCCGCGCGTCTCGCGGACCGTCGCGGCGAGGATATGGCGGGTCAGATTCTCATCGGTGACGTGCGGCACAAGCCCCTCTCGGACGTCGGTGCGGAAGCGCTCGGTCGCAGCCATGAACCGGGCGCGGTTGGTCGGGTAGCGGATGACGGCGTCGCCGTAGTCGCGAGCCCATGAGTCGATCTCCGTCTGCCAGAG